CTTCAATAGCAGCATCACATTCTGGGTGAAGTGCCATTTCGCGGTATCTTCTAATTAAATCAAATTCTGTTCTATAGACTCCCTCAATATCTACATATTGACCATAAAAACCGGACTGAATATAATAATCAACCCCGTCCTCGTTTGTTTGGGGGACGGGGGATACTACTGAATCCGGTTTTTTAGACTCATCATCAATAGAAAATCCAAAAAGTTTTGCCATTTTATAAAGTTAAACCGTCTTACTATTTATTAGTTGATATTATCGCCACCTGCGCCAGGCGCTGTTCCTCTAATTGCTTCCCACCACTGGACTTGAAGTTCAACAGTAAATTCTTCAATCGTGTCTGTGGTATCATATGAAAGATCAATCTGGGAAACGTTTGTTGGGAAAACGTCGTGGAACTTATAGGATCTTAACTTCTCACCATCACGATCAAGTTGATGAACATAAGCATCAGCATAATAAGTTCCAGGTTCGGTAAGACCTTGAGCAGTTTCAACATTATTAATTCTGTTCATCCAATTTTCAAAAGCGTGACGGAGAGCAAAGTCTGCATCGTTGATAATTGTAACAGTCCAAGTATCAAATGTTCTGTCTCCAGCAATCTTTAAAACTCTTCCTCTGAATGCTACATCAATCGGAGTAACATTAGATGCTGGAAGTGCTGCTGTTTTTACCAAGAAGTTTGCCAGATCGTTACTTGCTCCAGTTAAACCACCAACTTCCGTAGGGAAAGCCAATTGAACCTCAAATAAATTCGGTCTGGCACCGCCACCTTTTAGTCTAGCTTTAAAATCTGAAATTGTTCTTAATGCCATTGTTAGATACCTCTAAAATTAAACGGTTCCGATGATTTCTTCAAATGAGACACCAGATCTCGTAGCAACGAAAGTGAGTCCAATGAAGTTAATAGATCTAGCTGGTTTGATAAAGATATCAGCAACAAATTCATTATTATCTATCACTGCTGCTGTATTGTTTGTTTCATCACAAATAACTCTGAAGTCTTGAATACCTCTCTTTGCCTGAACATCACGGAGGAATGGATCAACGATATTTACAAAGTTTGATCTTGTAGTTTCATCGTTGAATTCAAACAGTTGATCTTTCGCAGCAGCAGAAATAGCGTTCTCCAGATAGATGAACAATCTACGAACGTTGATTCTATCAAATGCCGATGCCTTGGCAAGACCAGTCTTATCTCCAAAGAGAACAATTCCAGAACCAGGAGTAAAGATTACCGAGTTGATTCTATTGGAGTAGAGTCTATCTCTTTGAGTCTTACTTGGATTGTATGCTAGTTTAACAGCATTTAGAATCGCACCTCTGGTTGTTCCTGCTGGTGAGAACCAAGGGAAGTTGTTAATATCAGTTCTGGCACAAACACCTGCGATATCACCATTCAGAGGGATATATCTAAAGGTATCAGCAAACTTATCGTACATATACTTATATCCACTGTCAAATACCGAATACGAAGATGATGTAATAGGTGCGTAGAAACTGATTACGTTATTTGTGATGTCAGCGGCAGAGTTTACAGTTACACTTCCTACGGTTGAATCGTTTAGGAATGCTAGTCTGTGTGGTGAAATGAATGCGACAGCATCCTTTCTCTCTTCAGCAACTGAAATCAATTTATTGGCAAGTGCTTGAGCACTTTCTTTAGCGTAGTTAGCAGATCCCATAAGGAAGAAATCTACCTCATACTCTTCACTGTTGGCAAAGAGATCATATCCAGTTGAAAGATTTCCGATTGTGGAAGTTAGTGATCCACTAGCAGTAATATCTGTGCCACCATTATAGTTCTTACCACCAGCAAGAGTTAAGGTGTTTGCTCCAGTGGCACCGAAGATGATAGAATCGGTTTCTTGATCCCATCCAGTATCTGTAGCAAGAGTAAAACCAGAACTAAATCCAGTGGTTACAATACCTGCTGGTTGCGATCCACCAAAGATGTATTGTGAATTTGAAGCAAGATACTTTCTCCAGTTGGATGGTGATCCAACAGAGAACTCGGCATCTTTTGCTTTAGAAAGATTCAGATGCTTTTCCAGAATTGTTCCAGCATTTCCACTGACTATACCCTTGTCATCAATTACAACAACGTGAACTTCATCAAATCTTGAATTTCTTGCTGCTGCGAAAGATGAAGTGGATGGTCTATCAGCAATGTTGTTCCAAGTAATAGATGTATTATTGGAAAGCGAAATGGTCTGTTGATCAAACCAGTCTTGTTGTGCTGTATAAGAAGTTGATCCAGCAGCAACTGATTGACCAGCAGTGTGAATAGCAACCGTTCCAGAGGAGGCAAAAGCATAAACACCAGATGGTTGATAATCTACTGCGGTCTCTGTTCCAGCAGCAGATACGTGAGATAGAACCTTTACATAAGCATTGGTTCCGCTAATTTGAGTGATGACACCCTTCAGGTATCCATCAAGAGTGCTAGTGGTTCCTGCTCCTGGTAGAGTTGAGGAAATTGCTTGAGTTACACCGTATCCAACAGCAATGTTTGGCAGACCAGCACTGGTTGAAACACCAACAAGAATCTGGTCTGCTTTTGCGTCAATCAGAGCAACCTTAACTCCATTTGACCAAGAACCTGGATTTCTTGCTGCGACTGTTACATCGGTAATTGTATTTTCATCATATCCAAGATTGTTGTAGTCATCCAAACTCTTGATTTTGATGCTTGATGCTGCACCAGCAAATCCATTTTTTAGGTCTGTATCATCAGATCTTACAACTCGTAAAGATCCACCATAAGCAAGGAAAGATGAAGCAACCATCCAGTGCTCATAGTGCTTATCGGTTGAGTATGGCTCTCCAAAATTTTGAAGTAAGTCAGACTCATTCTCTACTAAAACAGGAACGTCTACAGGACCTTTTGCGAAAGGTGCTACAATTGCTCCAACAGCATCAGACGTTGGATCAATTCTACCAACTGTTAAATCAACCTCTCTTACTACAATTCCAGGAGATGCTAAATTTAGCGGCATCTTTGTTCTCCTACAAGTCCAAAATTATTCTAGAAATATTTATTAAAAAGGTTATTTTAAATGGGGAAATGATGCGTGAACACTCACCAATCAGGATATTGCCACTCCATATTCAACTTAATGTCTTTTTTAGACTTGCGACTACTTAAAATTCTGGTTTTAGTACACTCCTTACATTCGTATGAATATGCTGATGAAAAAACTTTCCTATCTTTTCTTGTCAAATAAAAATCACTCATTAGATTTTTAACTTTACCACAAACTCTACATTTTCTATCAAAAAATAATAAGTGTTCTAATTCTAATTGGTCGTCTATGTCCACTAGAGATAATCCCACATATAAGATCTATCGCCATATTCATCTAGGTGCCATCTATCGCCATTATCATCTACAAAACTTTCGGCGTCTTCTAATCCAGTTTGTATGAATCCAAACGGAGACATATCCTGTTCAATTTGATTTTTTTGTTCTTCATAGATTCTTTTACGAACATCATTGTCAGTCATCTCCTTGAAATAATCTTGAGCGACTAGCCAAGAAAAGATAACAAGACACATCGCTAGGTCGTCATTACAACCTTCTTCTGCTTCAAATGAGTTATGACGTTGTGCAAATGTTGTAAGTTCTGATATGATTTCATAATCAACCGTAAGTAACTTATCATCTTCCAATAAAGTTTTTAAGTTAGAACAACCAAGTTTTTTAACTGCTGCGGTCATTCTTACACCAAGTTGTGATTTTTTACCACTAAATCCAGATCCAACAATTTGACCAGCACGACCTCTCATAGCACACATAAGAACATTATCATATTCCAAATCAAAGTGTAAAATATTGGCTACCTGATCTCCAATATCATTTACTTCAATCAACAACCAAGCACCATTGTATGCTTTTGCTACTTCGTGTATAACACTTGGAAATAGCATTGGTTTGATTTCGTTGTTCCTATACTTTGCTACAATTTTATAAGGAAACTCTGTAATGTCAAAAACAATAAATGCGGAATAGTCATTGCCAAGACCGCGAGCAACGTCTACAGTTATCAAATAATTATTTTCTTCCTTTGGATTTTCATAAATGTCCAATCCAGCATTTCGTTTAATTGGATCTTCATAGACAAGATTTCTAAGTTTTGCTGGATTGATGAGTGTATTAACCGATCCTAAAAATTCACATTCAAACTCAACTTTAAACTGTTGTTCTGAAGTGTTGGCAATTGTTTGCTCTTTCCAAACCTGATCCCTACCGGGAACTTCAGACCAATGAACGTCCGTTGGCACATATTCATTCTTTCCTCTCTCCGCATCGTGCCACATACGGTAGAAATGATTCATACCGCGTGGTGTGGAGACAATGATTACCTTCGTGCTCTGTCCAGAAGAAATAGTAGGATAAACAGAGGCAAAGAAGTCATCAGCAATGTGATTCGGGATGAAAGCGAAC